CTCTGCAGCTGGGCCTCAGCATCCTTGGCGCGCTGCTCGAACTCGGCCTGTTCAGCTTCGCTGTTGGCAGCCTTCTCGGCAGCGTCGGCGTCCTTGCCGATCACCAGCCAGCCAGCAGCCACGAAGGCGTCGTTCTTCAGCTGGTTGTTGGTGTCTTCGTAGTTCTCTACGGTCTCACCCGGCTGGATGGTAACGCCATGCACGGTGGTGATGGGCGCGGTGTGCTTGTTGAATACCTTGGTCATTCTGATTCTCCTGAAAAGGGGCGCGATGCGCCCCTATCTTAGACCCTTACAGGCCGTCCACGTACAGGTTTGCTGCCGGGATACGGATCTCGGTACCAGCAGTCCGAACCAGACCACCAGCCTGCCAGGTCAGGTTGTTCGCAGTTGCAGGGGGCTGCAGCTGGAACGGCATCGGCAGGTGGAACTTCACATAGTCATCCATGCGGGTGTAGACCATCATGCGGTTGGAGCCGCCGACGCGTGCGCCCTGCAGTTGGAGAATGGGCTCGAATGGGATGCCGCGGGCGCCGATCACGCGCTGCAGGTAGGTCAGGTAGGTCTCGCCGGTGTTCGGGATGCGAACCGCCGCCAGTTTGCCGTAGCTGATCGGATCCAGCAGGATGTGGGTCGGCATGAAGTTAGTGTTCGTCTGAGTGACGTACACACGCTGGTAGGCGTTGTTGAACAGGCGCAGCAGGGCATCAGCCACGGCGTTCGGGTCAGTGCCAGCCAGGATCTGGTCCAGGGTCTGGTTTGCGCCACCCAGCAGAGCGCTAGTGGCAACCACAGGCACGGTCGGGTAGTTCAGTAGGCCGCTGTTAATCAGACCATACTTGGTGTCACCCAGGTAGGCCAGACGGTTCAGGAACAGCTCGGTGGAGCGGCGAGCGGCGTTAGCCTTGGCAGCCAGCAGGTCGATGGCGCCGACGCCATTACCGATCTGGGCCATGGTGCGCGCCTTTTCCAGCTCAATGAAGCTGTACTCGTAGCCCAGGGCATAGGTGTCTACTTTCACCAGGCCGTTACCGTATGCCAGGCTCACCAGCGGGAAGTCGTTGGACTTGTCGCCGAAAGGAGCCGGCTCGCCAGCGAAGTCCAGGGTCTGGAAGGCGATACCTTCCACGCCTTCGGGTGCGCTGGTGTCCACCGGGATGATCCGGGGGTAGGTGATCTCGGGATAAGACTGCTCCAGCGCGCGGCTTTCGATATAGGTCAGCTGCGAGTACAGGAACGCGTTGGTGGCTCGTACTTGTGCGTCACGGGTGTACATAGTTTGGCTTCCCTTAAGCTGCGATTGCGCGTTCGCCCTTGACACTCAGAATCGCCAGTTCGCCAGCGGCGGCGGCAGAGTCGAAGTAGCAGTCGGGCAGGAGGATGTTACCAGCGGCGGCGTTGGTGATTTCGCCAGTAGCAGGCACTGCATAAGCTTGCTGGCCACGGGTAGCGCCATCCACGGTGCGAACCCAGATGAAGCCATGAGCTACGCGGGAAACGGTACGACCAGTGATGTACAGACCAGCGCCATTGGCGTTGCCAGCAGCGAGCGGGTCAACGGTCAGAGCGCTGGCGATGGTCAGACGCATGGAGATGCCCAGGAACAGGCCACCACCAGTCTTGGCCAGAACAGCGCCCATGGCAGAGGTGCCAGCGAACAGGGCGCGACCGAACGGAATGTTGACTTCAGAGACCGAGGTGCGCAGGTCGCACATGGACTCGTCACGCACTTGGCCCTCAAGGGCTACGCGCTGGTAAGTCGGGAAAGTATCGAATGCGGTAGCCATTATTTCTCACCCTTGAGGTAGGCGCCGTATTTGGCGTTGGTGTCACTGGTCTTGTGGCCGTACAGGGTGCCAGCAGCAGCGGCATCCAGGGCGCGCAGGTCACGGCTTAGACCATCACTGGTCTTCTTGCCGTCTTCTTCCTCGTCGTCATCCTTATCTTCGCCTTCGGCATCACAGGCGAATTCCCAGGCGGCGGCGATCTGGACAGCGTTCTTGCTATCCCAGTCTTTCGACGGGCGCATCTGCTTCAGGGCGGCGCGCTGGATCTCGACAGGCGAGACCACACCGGCAGAGTCGAAGCCCTTGACCATCTTGCGTGCTTGCTTGGTGACTTTGAGCACCTGAGCCACGCGGTCAGAGACCTGCTTTTCCATGTCCTCTTCGGAGGGCATGGCTTCGACCTTGGCTTCCAGAGCCTCGATCTGAGCGTCTTTCTTTTCGGCCTCGGCTTCAGCTTCGTCCGCGCGCTTCTCAGCGTCGTCCTTGGCTTCTTCCAGGGCTTGGATGGCGGTTTCCACGACTTCGGCTTGATCGTCGTCGAGGGTCACCGAAAGTTTGCGCTTGGAGTCCAAGACGACTTTCCGCTGTGCCATGGGTTGCACCTTTTTGGTTGGGGTTGCATCGAAAATGCGAGCCTCGCGGCCTGCTCTTGCTGCGTCAACCACGGCAACATGGTTGATGCGAATGTTGCGCTGCACGAAGTCGCACTGGACCCCGTTAACAGTGACAGGTTCGGGAACGTACTCGGCAAGGTAGCCGGCAGACAGTTCGGCTTTGCCATCCAGAACCTTGGCAATGGTGTCCTTGTGCTTGATCAGCATGGGCACATCGACCCAGTCATCCACGCGTGCGCCCGGGCCGGTGACATGGCCCACCGAGAAACCGCGCCAGGAATCGCTGGTCACCAGGTCATTAGGGTGGTCGTCGGTTACGTCTTTGTCTTCGTACGACTCAAGGGAGGAGGGCGCGAACACCTCTTCTTCCGGGCGGTACACATAGACAATCCGATTAGGGTTACCCTCAAGGCCCAGCTCATGCGCCAGGTACTCTTGTACGCCAGTGCGCGCCACGCGACCTTTCACGCGCAGATAACCCTCCGGCGTCACTTCGCGAGTGGTTCCGCTAAGGGAAATGCTCTGATCGAGTACGAGTTTTTTCATGTTCGGCATTATAACTCAATCTTTTGGGAAGTAGTTAATGCCCGGCAGTTGAGCAATCGCTACGCAGCGACAGTTTACATGATGCCGCCCGGGGTGTAATCCAGACTCGCCTGCGTAGGTTGCGCCCTCATCAACCTTGTACACGCCTTTGCCATAACCTATGTCCCGCTCAGCAATCGCCCAGCAGCTGATCTTTGCATTGGCATAGCGACCACCAGGCTTGCCGCTCACGCGCTCGTCATTGGCATGCTGCGAGCGATAGAACTCGATCCCTGCATCCTTCTGCCGCTGGCGGGTGAGGTCAGAATTGATCTTGGCCATCTGGTCGCGGGCAATGAGCTTGGCGCGCCGGTAGCTGACGCCCGTATGCTCTTGCAGCTGCTTGGCTATCTCGGTCGGCGCGAAGCCTTTGCGCATGTTATCCAGAATGATGTTCTCGACCTTCTGGAAGTAGTCAGTGGGCACCGATTTGATCAGGCTGACGTTATCGGCAATGGAAGCATCCAGGTAGTTCTGCAGGCCGCGGCTCTTTACGATCTGGTTAAAGTCCACGCCTACCGCGCGCTTGATGTCCTTGTCGAACTCGGCAGCGTTGTCGGCTTCGGCCATGGAGATGGTTCGCGTAGCCGTACGCCGGGCCTGCGCCTCGAACGAAGAGTTTACCCAGCGGCTCGCGACGCCACGGATGGCAGCCAGGATCTCATCCACCCAGGAGTCAGCGGTGTACGCATCGCCCGTGTACTGAGGCTTGAGGCGCTTGAGTTCAGGCGTAATAGCGGCGTAAAGCTCCTTTGCCATCTCGCGCACCATAGCCCGCAGGTGCAGGCGGTAGTACTGCTCGGCATCACTGCTCGGCTCCACGCCCTTCATCGGTCTCCGCGTCGGCTTGCTGTTCGCCATCAAGATCGATAGAGGGGAGGGGGTCATCGCTTGCTTCGATGCGTTGTTCATTTTCAAGCGACTCCATCGCCTCAATCTGTTCGTCAGTGATGTCGTAGGTGCCGTTTGCCTGCAGTACCTTCATGACATGAGAGCGTTGAATAACCCCATCAGCCAGTCTCTGCGCGTCAGCCTGTGCCTCTGCCAGGTTCTGCTGAGCACGCTCGGTGCCGGACTCCTGGTGCAGGGGATTCCACTCGAACTCAAGATCTTCCGGGTAGTGCCCGATAGCAGAGCGCACCAGCACCTGGTCCAGCTGCTCCATGCCGGAACGCATGTCGCCTTCCTGCTTCACTTTGATGCGGTCATGGTAATTCTTCATGTCGCCTTCGCCCGTGGCGTTCAGACCGCTAGCAGCAGATCCGAACAGGCGAGTAGCAGGTTGCCGCGCAGCGCCCGCGGTATATACCATGAACTGCTCCATGATCTGCGACAGGCCAGAGAAGGATAGGGACTTGCGATCAAGTTGTTCCTGTCCATCGAGCAGTGCCAGATTGATACTGGATTTCATGGCTCCGAACATGCGGTACCGGGTCAAGATGGCTTCATCCTCGCCACTGGAAAGTGCATTCGCCAGTCCTTCGCGAGTGATAGTGTCCACATTGGCTTCCAGCACCATACCAGCGATGCCGCCCTTCGTTGCCACCATGTCGTGCAGGTCTTCCATGCACACGCGCAGGATGGAGTCACCCCAGCCGTTCTCCATCTGCGCCAGGGAGCGGGGCAGGTCCGAGCCGTTGCGCCGGATAACGTGGCTGTAGTGGATCAGCTGCCTGCCGCCAATCAGGCTGTAGTAGGTCGGCAGCATGAAGTTCTCTTGCGTGGGATCGGTGTAGTTGTACTCCATCCCAGAGATATCATAACGGCTCAGGCTGACCAGGCGCTTTAGGCTGCCCTTGGTGAGCTTGTCCAGATCCATCGGCTTGGACAGGTCCTGATCGGTGATCATCAGCATACCGGCGCCGCCGTACAGGTCGGCCCACTTTCCGAGTTGCTGCACGCGCTGCTGGACCTTGAGGCGCTTCTCCTCGTTCTGGATCTCCTTGGCGAACTCGGTATTGGTGAACGAGCGCCATTCCCGGGTCGCATCATCGTTCGGGTTGTCGACGATGCCGCGGGCAATCCAGTTGGTCTGGTAGGCCGCTTCCAGCTCCTGCTGGGTCACGAAGCCATAGCCAAAGTACGAGTGCGAACGCTTGTCCCGGCTGGTGCCCAGGCTGGTCACTACGTTCATGAGGCCATCGGCACTTACTCGGACGCGCGGCTTAGTGCTTGCTGGTGTCTGATCCATTCCTGAAGGCCTTCTAGTTGATTGTCCGTGCGCCGGCAGATGCCGTAGTTGTTGGCGACGACTTGTACCATTTGCGATAGCTGCTCGCCATCAGTGTGCTTTTCCCGCTGCTCGGGTAGCAGCATCAGTGCTGGCGGCGGCTCGGGGAACACCAAAATTGGCTTCGTTGAGCAGGCCTGGCACAGCACTAGGAATGCTGCACCCAGCATCATCGTCTTTGGTGACATACACCGGCACCTTTTTGATAACTGTCTTGGTCTCGCCCTGGATGACGCGATCCCGATAGACGATCTTGGTCTCTACGCGCGTGGTGATCTCTTGCTGCTTGGGGACCACTTCTGCGGGCTTGGCTTCCCATTCCTTTCGCTCCACACTGCGCCCATGCTCATAGATCCCCCAGTGCGAAGCCGCAAGCACGACCACTAGACCGCCTGCGATGTAGGGGCTCACTTAGATCCACCACGAAGGAATCAGGCGAGGAGCAGGAGGCGGCGGGGGAGCAGGCTTCTTATCCATATCACGCTCAAGCTTTTCTACAGCAGCCTGAAGCGCTGCCATCTTCTTTTCGTCTTTAGGTAAGCCGAACGGGATGCCAATCATGCGTAAGCCTCATAAGCCTGCTTGAGCTTCTGGTCGTATCTGTTTTTTGCGAAATCAACCCCGTTGTAGCCGCGCGCAGCCGCAGCCCAGTCCTTACGCTTGAGCGCAGAAAGGATGTTCGGATTTATCTGAATGAACTTCACGAATGCCTTAATCTGGCCGCGCTCGCCTGCGTACATGTCGTTGATGAACGACTGCAGGGAAGGGTAACCCAGCGCTTTCCAGTGGTAGCCCATGATCTGGAAGGATCCCCAGGAGGCGGACTCAAGCGCGGCGTCGCGGTCGATGGCGACGGCACGCGCCAGGCGCTTGTGCTCAGCCTGGCCGCCAACATAGCCACCGGTTGCTGGACTGCAGATGTCTGGCGGGGCCAGATCAGGATTGATGCCTTTAGCCTTGAGTCGCTTGTAGAACACATGGCGCTCGAAGAGGATCTTGGGTTCGCCAGTAGGCAGCATGCCGGCGCCGTTCGACTCGACCGTAGCGAATGCCTTGATGACGGCAGTCTCAAGCCCCAGGGTTACCGCAGCTTCGTGGTAGTCGGCATCGGACAGGGCCATGGCAGGCACACTCAGGCGTCAGGAATATGCCCGAAGTATACCAGAACAAGCGCCGCAACCGCGACAGCCCATGCCGGGGGTCGCGTTGCGGGGATGAAGATCCAGGCGGCTGCAACAAGCAGGATGAGCATTATTCTCCGGGTAGCTTGGGATTGCGGTCAAAAGGCTCTGCGCGTGCCTTCTGTTTGATGCAGCGCGCAAAGGCATAACCATACGCATCGACTATACGATAGTTGTAGCCAATTTCCACAAGATCCATGGCCTCCTCAAGGCGCGACCGCGGGAACACCGAAGGCTTGATGTTCTCCACAGCGAAGTCTCGCATGCTTACGCCATGCTCCAGGGCGCCACGTGCACTCTGTGCGAATTGGGAATCCTTGTGGCATGCATTGAAAGCATCGGTAACTGGCCCTGCGAATGCCAGGCACGGCAGCATGGCCAAGGCAGCAATTACAGCTCGCATCGCATAATCCTCGCAGCCAGGCGACTGTTCTTATCGGCGTCTTCTACTAGGTGCATGTACTTTCGCCCCTTTACGATCTTCAGGCAGTGCAGCGCCATCAGGTACTTGATGCTAACCACCGTAGTGGCGGGGTGGATGATGATCATTTTCTAGACCTCCAAGAAAACAATGCCCGGCGGCCTGGGCGGGTTGTAAATCTTTGGCTTCTTTGGTATGGCTTTGGAATCTTTGTAAACTGGCTCATAGCCTTCGTATTCGCTCTTGAAGCCTTGGCTCATAGCAATCTACGTCGACACCAATCTCTTTCCCAAGGGCAATCACTCGCCGTATGTCTCTGTCTCCCCCAATCCCCTCCATGAGATCCATCGAGAAGTGCATGTCATCGAACATGATGATGATGGCGTCGTAGGTGCCTCGCGCGGCTTGCTTGCTCTTAATTAGGATTCTGTTTATTTGCATAAACACCTCAGTTAGTAGGTAGGCCGACCTGGCGGTCTTTGTTGAACTTGCGACTATAAAGATGACCGTCCGAACCCTGCAGGGAGAAGGTGATGGTCTTGGTCGTCTCTTTCTCTACCGAGACGATCGTGTTCTTTAGGCCGAAATTCCACATCATGTCCTCGCCAACCTTGAATTCGCCGGCAGGCTTGGAGTTGACGGCGCCTAAGGCTTGCAGATGGACGGTTATCATAATTCTTCCCCGCGTTCGGTTGCTGTCCGGCATTTCTTGCCGGGTATGGGTGCATCATATGACTCGTCGCATGATTCGCACAGTACCGCTCATCGGTATCTGATGGCGACGTACGGTGCATCCCCATCCGTACACACCAGCGGCCTCATCAGCTTTTGCCTGACCGTTTTGACGTTCGACCAGGTGTGCTCAAGCCCCGTTGAGCGGCAACGGACTTGGAGCCTCTTCGGTTTAGCATCCATTGGGGAGTCCTCTCAGTCAGCATGTAGATGGCAGTCTGGATGGCTAGGTATTCGCGTAGGGCGGCGCGGTCGGTCATGGCATGCTCCGGCCGATCTCGGCAGCGGCGCGGACGATGGCTCGGCGTGTGGCAGCAAGCGGGTCTGAGAGTATGCGCTCCGTAATATCGAACTTGGCACTGCAAATCACCTCACACGCCCTCTCATTAACGTCCACCAGCATCTTAAGCTTCACCGCAAGCCGCAGCGCGTCGCCGTCGTCGGTGAGCGGGTTCCATGGCTTGCTATGGTGGGTTCCAAAGACCTCCGCTTTGCCAGTCATGATCCTGCTGGTGCCGGTGTCCCTCCATTTTGATACCCTGAACCACCTTGCCTTTATTCCGACAGCCACAGCCGCCAGCTCCAGCAGTTCGCGATCAGTGCTCATACCCAAACCCTCCAAACGCCATTCTCACGGCTCATGAACTTCACTTGACACACATCTTCAGCGCCGCTCAACTCGATGGCCTTAGCCAGGTTCTTATGCTCGTAGACTTTCACGTCTGTACTCCTCAATCGCCCGGCGCGCGATCTGCACGTCCATGGTCTCGATGTAGTTAAGCGACTCGCCAATGATCGGATCGACGCACTGATACGCTTCGCAGTAGGGGATTCCATCCTCTGGAATAACCAGGGCCTCAACCTCGAGACCCATGTGGGTAAACCAGACATTTGCTACTAACACACCTCGTACCCGTTGGAGCGGGCCCATTCTTTGGCGTCTACCGAGGTGACGAATCCGCCGCGGATCAACTGGGTAGCCGTGTCGGAAGAGGGTCCGGACTTGATGATGGTCCAGGAGTTTCCGACGCGCATGACCATGGCACGCGGACGACGCGAAGCCGCCTTGCCAGCCTCGTACATCGCCTGGCCGAAGTGCATTGCGGTCCCGAAATCGCCGTGCTCGTCGAGGTACTTTTCGATTGCTTGTTCGAAGGTCATCTCTAGTCCTCTTTTCTCATTTGGAAAATCTTCCAGACGCACCACATGGCGCCACCCGCTATGAGATAGACAACTCTTCCATTCTCGGTCCACCTGGTCATATCAGGCTCGAAAGTACAGAAGATCGCACCGACATAAACGAGCAGATAAATCACGATTGCTGCGGCTACGTCTTTCATTTTCTTCTAGCCTCCAGCATGGCGTCTGCGAAAATGTATCGAGCCTGTTGACGGGTGATCGGTCGATAGTCTTCCCGCGTGTAGTTTTCCTCGTAGTACAGGGTAATCGTCATTGATACGTCGTGATCACTGGCGTGGCACGCCAGGTAGTCACGCAGCGTCATACCGCTGCTTCTGGCACCACTTGGCGCCTCATAAGGAAATGCCGGCTTATCGCCTTCAGCGCTCATCTCTTCTCTCCCTCCATCTTCCGATTAATCCACTCCTGCGCACCCTGCTGGCCTAGGGCTTTTACTAGCTGTTCTGCAAGCGACATTTCTTTGCACCTCGGTTATCTATTGAAATCCACATAATTTTCGTACCTTGCTATCAGCGCATTGGCTACGCGAGGATCATCTTGAGTTGAGGCAAGAAGCCTAGCCTGCTCAAGCTTGTATCCAATCCACGCGTGATGGGCCTCATCAGCAGAGTGATACCTGCCTATGATCTTTTTTCCATCGCTGTCTACACAATTACACTGAGCGATGAATCTCTTGTCTCTTTTGTTGTAGTAAACACCTATAGGGTATAGACCCCTGTCGGACTGACGCTCAACCAGGAACGTGTTAACCCTTCTACTTACGAACATGCAAAATTCAGGGCCGTATACCTTGTTACCTGGGACCAGCAGATCCTTATCAAGACTTTTCCCCTCCCAATCCTGGAGATTCATCCATTCCTTGAACGCTGAAAACCTATGCCATTCCTCAACTACGCTGCAAGCTTGGTAAGTCTTGCACCTTTCCAGCGCTGACTTGCTGTAGCATCTGGTCATCATGTTTGCCCAAGAACTGTAGAATGGGCATGTCCAAATGGTCGCGTATATCCTTCTTCCATCAGTCTTATGGCCAACAAGGCGCTTTGATTGAGTTACATAATCCGCGTCGTTGACTCCGACCCCGCAAAATAGCTTCACCATTTCCTAGCACCCAGTCGATTCAGAAGCGCCCAAGTACGTGCCGTCTCCATGGCCACTTCGAATAGAAACGGATTGCCTTCACGGTACGCACGGCGGGCGGTCACTAGAGCGTTGTGAAACTGGGCGTTGTACATGGCACATCTCCTGTCCGGGATGTGCGAATAATATTATGCGTCATGCGGCGCGTCAACATGGATTGACGCGCGAGGTGATTCGCCGGATAATCGGTCTCACGGGTCCGGCATATGCCCACACGCTCAGACGGCCACCGACACGCATCGACGGATGCGCAAGGTGTTCCCCCTCAAACCTCCAGAGGGCGCCCCTGGTGAATATGCAAGGCAGGGTCTTAGACGATGGCGTGCCTCCTTAGCCATCGAGGTTCAACCTCTAGCGCCAGTCCAGGCGTGCCGAAGCGGACAGGAAGAGGGCGCCATTGCGGCGCCCTTTTTCTTTATGCGGTCATTGACTGAGTAAAGCAGTTGACAATCTGGGCATTGGTGCCAGAGGAGGGGAGTTCGCCCGAGGGATAGGCGATGGTTATCGCGTGATTGAAGTACTGGCGGTTTTCCTGTGGTAGCAAGATGGTCTGACGTCCATCCGCCTGAGTGTATGGAC